TCCGCGCGCGCGATGTCCGCGACTCGGGACTCCCGGTGAGCGTTGACGAGGGCGGCGAGCTGCTCGGGGCTCATGACCGCTCCTTCATCGCCGAAAACCGAACCCCGACCTCGTAGGTCGCGGGCTTGTACGCCTCGCGCTCGTAGGGTTCGGAGATCACCCGGATCAGGTGGTAACGCGTCGTCGAGGACGATCCGTCCGGGTCGGAGCCGTTGTAGTCCGGATTCGTGAGCGATCCCGACTGCTCGTTGAGGGCGTTGCGGACCTTTCGGGCCGTTCGCCAGGCCGTCGCGCGGTCGGTGTCCCGAACGACGACGTCGAAGCGCGGCTGGTCCGCTGCCGGCAGCGATCCCGCCGCCCCGAAGGTAAAGATACTGGCGTCGCTCACGGGGAGGTCCACCACGGCGATGCACGCCGCGGGAGTCTCGGGAAGCTCATACCGGAAGATGGTGGTCCCCACGGTTCCGAGGCCCGCCGTCGCGAGGAACGCCGCGATCTCAGCAATGAGAGCCATGGCGATCACCTCATCGCCTCGGCGTGCCGGGAGATCGTCTCGGGCAGCCGGGGTCCACGCTGCGCCATCGGGGCCTCAAGGAACTTGAACTGGCCGACCTTGGCCCACCGCTTGCGGCGCGCTCCGATCGGACGGACCTTCCCCTTGATGACTCGGAAGGAAATCTCTTGCGGCCCTTTGGGTCCCCATCCATCCGTCTTGCCTGCCCGGGGATTCTCGTGGACGCGCGCCGCATATTTCACGGCGTTGCCTCCGAAGCCCATCCTGAGCGTATGCACGTCGCCTAAGCGAGTGATCGGGAGGACGACCCCAGATGCGCGCAGCGGGCCATCCATGACCGGGACGTTTTCCTTCGCTTGGGCCATCGTCTCCTCGCCCCACTGAGTGAGTCCCTTGTCCACGGCGAGAGGGAGCGATTCCCGTACGATGCGATCGAGGGCGCTCTGGAACGGCTTCGTGTCGAGGGTAATCTCGAGGCTCACGCCTGGCCTCCGAACGCTCCGCCGCCGCCGAAGAGGAGAATCGTGTGGTCGAGCCCGAGGCCCTTGTGCGAGACGACGGCGCGCAGCGGGGGCTGAGACGGGACGAAGCCCGAAGGCAGGGTCACCCGGGATCGCAGGTCGACCGCGATGCGCTCCGGGATGAGAACGCGGACTGAGGACCGGAACTCTCGCCCCTCCCCGTCCATGTGGTTCTCGACGTGGTTCTCGACAAGCGCGTTCGCGTAGGTCACCGCCGTCCCGTAGCTCCGCTTCAGGTCCGCGTCCTGAGACGCGAACGGCTCGATCGTGATCGAGTCGGTCATGAGCTCGGTGAGGGTGGCGTCGAAGGTCATGCGCGCTCGCCCTGTCCATCGATGGCGGAAAGCCGTGCGCCGTGGTTCGCAAGAGTCGCGGCGAGGAGTTCGCGACCCTTCTCTGTCTCTTTCCTGTCCGCGTCGATTGCGTTCGCGAGCTTCTCCAATGCGGACACCAGGCTTCCGTGATCGGAGCGGACGCCCTGAAGCTCCTTCTCGATCTGAGCCTTTGACGGGATGTCCTCAATGCGACCGATGAGCCACTTCTCGGCAAGCTTGTAGAGCGCCCCGGCGAAGATGGACAGAATGACCAACGAGCCGCCCGCAAACAGATTGGCGGGCTGAGCGTAGGCCGGCATCTGGTGCATCGCTTCGGGCATTTCGACTACCCCAAGAGCGAAAGCTGCGACTCCGACGACTTGGCCTGCGAGTGCTTTGTGAACGATCACGCGGGGTCCTCCTCGGTGTCCGTGCTGATGGCTTCAGGGTGGTCAAACTGGCCCGCTCGGAAGGCGGGCTGAATCAGGGACGTGTCCGTCCGGCTCTCTTCGATCTCCGTCTTCGTCGTGCCGGTGATGACGGCCTCGACGGCGCCGATCGCCTCCACGCCAGAGCGAAGCCGCTTCGCGAGGTCCAGCAGATGTTCGACGCGCTTCTCGTAGACGACCTTGAGAGAGGCGACCTGCTTCTGGGTCGCGTGGCGGAAGTACTTCGCGGCCAGAGCCTCGGCACACTGTGCCATCGCCTCACTGAGGGAAGGCTGAGCGTTCAGCGTCGCTTCGATCTCCTCGTTCTCGAGCCGCTCGCCAGAGGCCGCGGACGAGTCGGTATCGCCGATCCGAAAGCGGACCCGGTCCTTAGCCTCGGTCAGTTCCGGCGAGTAGCTGAACGTCACTCACCAACCACCTGAGCCTTGACGCTGAACGTGAACGAAGCGTTCGCCGTTCCCGCGTCCGTGATCGAGTACTTGATGCGGAGGTTCGCGCCGATCGGGCCATGCTTCACCCCGGCCGCAAGAGCGCCATCCGAGGGCGCAGCCTGCGCCGTTCCGGGAGCCGTCTGAGGGAGCCACGAGGCGAGGTACTTCTTCGCCCCGCCGTTGCCGAGGACCTGAGTGAACGACACGAAGTCGTCCCAGATGCTCCCGTCCACGGAGTGCTGGATGTAGACGTTCAGCGTGTCGCCGACGTCGGTAGCCGCCGCGGTAACCTCGAGCTGAAAGATCCCCCGCGTGGCCGCCGCGACGAGACGAGCGATCGGATCGGGAACCGAGGAGGTCCCCGATGCCGTTCGTGCGCCAGAAGCGAGAAGGGTCTGCATGGGCTAGATCCCGGCTTACGCTTCCTTCGCCCAGGTGCCGATGATGGTCTCGATGCGCCACGCAGTCGCGCCGGCGGTGCCGGTGCAATAGATGCGCACCGAGTCACCGAGGCGGTCCGAGGCGCCGGAGTTGATGAGGTCCTTGTCGAGCACGACCGTGAGGCCGTTGCCTCCGATCGCGTCGGCAGAGTTCGGGGAGATCGAAAGGCCGGTGCCCGAGGAGAGCGCGCCGCACTCGAACTCGTACCAGACGCCCTTGGTAGCGGCACTCGCGGCCGGGAGGGTGAACACCGCGTCCACGGCGCCCACGAACTTCTCGCCCGACTGCGACGCCTTGAGCGTCTGAGAAGCGGCTGCGAGATTGACCTTCCGGCGCGTGCCGGCGAGGCTTCCGACGGCCTGGCGCTGACGGCTGAATCTGGTGAGGCCCATTGGGAGCTCCTTAGAGGCTGATCGTTTCGGACTTCACGCCGCGCTCGGCGGCGGTCTGGTCGAGATAGAGAGGGGGCGTGTCCTTGGACTCGGCGGGATCGTCGTCGAGCTCGGCCCCGCCGGAAACGAGGCTTTCCTCGTTGATCCGGGCGACATCCTCGATGCGGGCCTCGCGGACGATCGGCTCGTCCCGCGAGACGTGAACCTTGAACGCGTGACCGTCACGGCTTCGCTGCGCGTTCGGGCCGTCCTTGCGGGGGCCGAACTGAACGCCGCACACCGGGCAGAGCGCCGTTACGGAGCCCTTCGGAAGCGGCTCCACGAAGCCGAGACGGAGAAGCCGGTCGTCGTTGTCCCGGCCATGGAGCAAGAACGTCTGCCCAGGGCTGAGCCGCATCCCGGCGTAGGTGGTGAGCGACGGATGGCGGACGACGACCCGGAGACCCTTGTGTGAGGCAGGGTTCCCGGGCGTCGCCGCCAGGCCCGTCAATTCACTGCGATGGAGCACTCGTGGCCGCCTTTCCTTACGAGACGACAGTCGAGAGGAACGTGCCGGCGCGGGCGTCGATCTGCTTGTAGGCGAACTCGGTGTTCGCCTCGATCTTGTCGAACATCTCCTCGTCGTAACGGATGCGGCGGACGTACCGCTCGGAACCCGCCGTCGCACGAGTGATGCGGGCGAGGCCGGGGGCCGCCATGTCGAGGGAGGCCGGCTGGTTGAGGAGCAGCGCGTGCTTGCCCCACACTCGGGTATAGCTGACCGACGCCTCGGCGGTGCCTTCCACCGAAGACGTGTAGATCGCCGAACCGATGAGGAGGTCGACGTCGAGGATCTCCGCCACCTGAGCCGAGGTGAGGATGCCCCGCTGCGTGAAGCGAATCACGTCGAGGAGCGCGGGGTTCCACTTGAGGCCCCGCGTGTACGCTTCCTTGCCGACGACGAGCAGACGGGGGGCGGCGCCGATCTTGCCCTCCATCGTGTCGCGCTCCTTGTCGACGTCGAGCGCGGGGTTGCTCTCCGCGAGGTCGTCCCACGCGGTGAAGTCCGTGCCCGCCACCTTGTCGGTCCAGCCCTTCGACGTGGCGAAGAAGTTGGTCGCGAGGGTGATCTCACGCTTCAGGTCGATGACGTTGCCCGCGAGCTTCGTCGCAAGAACGTCGAGGTTGAAGACGCCACCCGCCGCGAGTTCGCGGTCGTCGTCCATGACCCGCACCGCGTGCGAGTACATGGGCAGGTAGTACGTCATCGTGAGATCGGTCCCGAAGCCGCTCTCCGTCGCCTTCGCGCCGGGCTTGCGCGGCTGCGCGAGGTTCCGGAACCACTGCGACTGGAGGATCTGCGGAATGACCCCCGTTCGCTTCGTGACCGGCAGCCCGGCGCCGATCAGGCCGGCGATGAAGTTGGCGTTCTGGTAGCCGACCAGGATGTTCGTGAGTGCCTGGTCAAGGTAAAGATCGCGACCCGTGGGCGAAGGCATTGTTGTTTGCTCTCCTAGAAGTGGGTGAAGGCGTTAGACGCTGAGGTCGCCAGCGAATCCGAAGTCGACGGCGATGATGGTGCCATCGGCGGAAGACGCCTCGCGGGCGAGGCCGATGGCGCGGTCCTTGTCGGTCGCGGCCTTGACGGCCTTGCCGCTCGCGTTGGCCTTGACCCGGTCGCCCGCGGCGATCGCGGTACCGGAGCCGTCCGACACGACGCGGCTGATGCCACCGGCGCCGATCATGGCGACGTTGCCCTGTTCGCCGCTCTTCGGCTTGTCCTGGAGGACGCCGATGGCGACGGCCGCGGAGTCGGCCACGTTGATCGTGGTCGCCGAGGCGAGCTTCATGATGTAGAACTGCTTGGCCGAGAGGTCCGCGGCGGCCTCGAAGGTTTCAACGCGGTCGATGCGCTCGAAAGACATGGGATCGTCTCCTGTAGTGGGGCTGAGTTACCGGGCCGTGCCGGTCTCGGCGCGGTGACGGGCGTAGAGGGCGGGGTCTTCCTCGAAGACCTTCATGACGGCTTCGGCGAGGGACGTCTTGCCCGCCGACTTCTCGACGATCCCGGCGGCGCGCTGCGCGGCCTCGTCGTAGGCGGTCGCACCGGCACTCGCGCCGGGCTCCTGGGTGCCGCGGGATCCGACCGGACCGGCGAGGGCGCCCTTCTTGATCGCCTCGTTCCAGCCCTTGAGGGTCTCCTCGAACTTCATGGCGACGTCGGTGCCCATGTTGGTCTCGACGCACCCGAGGATCTTCGCGAGGGCCTCGGCGTCGCCGCTGAGCGAGGCGTAGACGTCGACACGCTTGCGGAGGCTCGTCAGATGCGCAGCCTTCTGGAGTTCGGCGATCGCGTCGGCGTTCTTCTTCGCCTCGGCCTTCGCGAGCTCCGCGTCCTTCTGGGCCTTCTCGACGAGCTCGCGCTGCGCCGGGCTGAGCCCCTTGAGGATGTCCTCCGCCGCGGCGGGCGCCCCGAGGGCTTTCTTGAGGGATTCCTTGTCTTCGGTCGACAGGGTCGCGAGCGCCTTCGTGATTTCGGCGAGGGTCATGGTGTTGTCTCCATCTGCGGTTTCCCGCTTGAAAAGCAGTACGTGCGCGCCGTCGCCGGTCTTCGTGTCGAAGCTGGCGCCCTTGTCGACAAGGGACACGCGCGAGAAGCGGACGTTCGTGAGGAGAGATTTCGCCATCAGGCCGCGATCTCCGTTCGCGTGGCGCGCGCTTCGATGCTGAACATCGGGCGGTCGCCCTTCTTCACCTTCTGGAACTCGCCTTCCGGGAGTTCGACGGTCACGAGCCAGCCCACGGGCTGAGTCCCCGAAGGGATGCCGAGGGCCTTTTGGAGTTCGTCGGTGAGGACCATGCTTTCGACCACGCGGCCGACGTCCTGCCGATCGTGCATGTCGTCCACGCGCTTCTCTCCGACGACGCTCGCGAAGTCGGAGACCGCCTTCGTGAGTTCCTCGGGAGAGATGTGGTCGCCCTGGAGATCGAACACGGGCTCGCCGTCTCGATTCAGAGAGATCATCGCGAAGCCGGTCACGCGCCGACGGAGTTCGTCGACCTTGAGGACGTGGAAGTCACCACCGACCTGCGTTTCGGGTTCGCTGTGCGTCACGCGACGGATGGTCGGGCCTCGCGCGGCTCCGTGTCTACGTTGGGCGTGCGAGACTTTCGAGTCTTACCGAAACTTTCGGATGTTTCGAGTTTTCAGCTCTCCTCGACGTAAACTTAGCCCGTGAATAAGAAGCAGCCTCGTCTTTGGAAAGTGTTCATTGGCGATGTCGAGGAATGCGCTTGTCGTTGTGGATCTAGGTCGCACAAGACTGTCTCTACTGACAGGTCAGACTACCTAGATCATCCAGTCATCGCGTATTCGGCACGCGATGCATCATCGGTGGATTTCTCTCAAGGCATCAGAGAGCACCGTGTCATGTCATCTGAGCCCGTCTCGATACTTCCAAAATCTTGGGACGACAACTGCGTGGCCTGGGTGTCTGACCAAGTCGCAAGCGAATGGGAGCTTGTGACGGACTGCGGTTGTCGCGGCGATTTGCGAGAAGAAGACCTGTCCCCAAGACGATGGCTCGAGTTCCTCGAGAACGGAATCGAAGATGACTTGTGCGAGATTCCGGGGTGTCGAGTCAGGCTCTCCCAAATAACGTCAAAGAGCAAGAGGCTGAAGAAAGGCCTCTTCCTTACCTAGAATCCGCTTCCGGAGTCATGAGAGAGGCCGTGATGCCCATCGACCATTTCGAGATTCATCGGATGCCGGACGGTGAGTGGCTGTGGGCTCGTCTTGTTGATGGAGCAAAGGGTGTCTCAGCGCCGTCGCTGGATGTTGCGATGTTCGATGCTTTCGAAGCCAGATCAGGAGCGGTCGTCTTCAGGATTGTCGATGGTCACAAGTGCATAACGAGGGTCATATCCAGCCTCGAAGCTGACCTCGCCGTAGATCTCCGCGATTACTTCCGCCTAGAGGCTCGCTTCGTTTGTCGCAAGTTGGACGAGATGAAGCCGACTCAGGCCGCCTGAAGGACCCCGACCCGTTCCGCGAGTTCCCGTGCCACACGCACAGGCACCCGTCGCTCTCCGCCCTCGACAAGCACGACCCACGCGATGATGCCGGCGTCCATGAGCTTGCGAATGACCGGGTAGGACCACCCGATGATCCGCGCGAGTTCACCCGCTCGAAGCGGCGGCATCCCGTCTGCGAGGCGCTCCGCGACCGTCATGCCGCCACCTCGAGGGCCTTCGGAATCACCAGACGGATCGCGCACCGACAGTTCGGATGCAGCGGCGGCGCGTCATCGGCCCCGACGAACGAAGCCGAGACCGGAACCTGTTGCCCGTCCATGTCCTGGCATTCCGGACAGAGCCGATCGTCCGGCGTCACGATCCATTCCTTGAGGGCCGTGGCCTCGATGATCCCCGCGTCGATCTGCTGCTGCCAGAGTTCGATCTGACCCGCGTTCTCGGCCGCGATGATCTCCGTCCTCGCGATCACCTCGGCCCGCTGCCTGAGAAGGCGCTCGGCGTAGCGGCCCGTCACCTTGTCGATCCGCTCCGCGGGGATTCCGTCGGCCATCATCCGCGCGCGCATGTTCGCCACCGCCCGCGCCTGTCTCGGCGTGAGACCGATGGATGATCGGATCGCGCGGCCGAGCTGCGCCGCCGTCATGCCCCGCTCGTACCCCGTCGCGATCAGTTCCCGGATCGCGCGGCGGGACTCTTCCGAGATGGCCGTTATCCTCGCTCCAGAGTGCTCCCTAATCCAGTCTGAGACCCGCGGGTTCGTCACGTCGAAAAGTCCGCGGACACGGACTTGCGGGTTCCGCTGCAGCGCGTCGGCCCCCTCCTGGGCCGTGGCTTCGAGCACCTCCCGTAGCAGGATCGGAAACGAGTAGCGCGTCGACTCCGCGCGCGGCCCATCGATCGGGATCCAGTCGATTTCGTTGACGACGTCTTCGATCCTCGCGTCTTCCTCGAGCAGCCGGATCAGGGCGCGCACCGACGTCCCGCTCCGGGCCCGGTCGAAGGCGTCGAGCACGGTCCGGATGAAGCGCGGGAGGTACTTGTCCGCGACCCTCCGTATGGCTTCCCACGACGAAGCCTTCGCGATCTCCACTTCGCGCCGCGTCTGCGGCGTGGGGCTTGTGATCTCCATCAGACCTCCGCGCTCGTGTCCTTGAGGGGCAGGCGGAGCCGGGCACGGGCCTCGTTCTCCACCTGGTCGTCCGGGAACAGCGGCATCCCGGCGCCGGTGAGGTCCTTGATCGCGCCGACGAACTTATCGATCGACACCTCGCGGGCGAGCCTCTGGATCTTGCACTCGGGCCAGAACTCCTCCGGGACGCCGTTCAGAGTCATGGCCTCGGGGATCATTCGGCGGTTCACGACGTCCGCGATGCGGTCGTTGATCGCGTTCACGCCCGCGCGCAAGAGGTCGTCCTTCGACGCGCCGCTGCCGCCCTCGTTGATCGAGCCGGTCTTCTCGTGTCCGAGCAGGATCATGTCGGTGATCGTGGCGAAGAGGACCTCGCGATCGCAGCGCGCGATGATCGGCTCCGCGTCGAACTGACGCTCGCCCGGCGCCTTCAGGAGCGACACGTCCCAGAGCGGGATCTTGCTCTCCTCGTCGGTCTTCGAGGAGAGGACGATGCCGACCTCCTCCCCCGTCTTCAGGCGTCGCGCGATCTTGTTCGCGTTCTGCTTTCGCTCGTAGAGCGCCGTCTGGTCCGCCGTCGCGGATGCCACTGCATCGGGGACGCGGACGAGAGGAGTTCCCGTCGCGTCGCGCTCGTGCCCGATCGCCTGGAGATCGCGATGCTTCTTGCCACGGTAGTACGGCTCGAAGGCGTTTCGGAGGATGCTCCGGCCCTCCGGGTTGTTCTTCACGGCAGACGTGCGGAAGAGATAGACGTTGTCCGCCGGGATGGTCCGGAGCGGTTCCCCGCCCTGCGTCATCACGAGCTGCTGAATGACCGCGACCAGGCGCTCCCCATCGAAGCGCCACTCGAAGATCGTGTCGGCCGGCCGGAGTGCGATGTCATCGAACCCGATGCGGCCATCGGGGCGGCGCTTGAAGGTGCGCTCCATGACCGAGAAGCCGTAGATCAGCATCTCGAGGACCTCGCTCATGAAGTCCTCGCGGGCCGTCTGCATGTCGTTGAGGAGTTCCGCGGCGAAGGCGGCCTCCTCGATCGCGCGCGCGTTCTGGGCCACGTCTTTCTTCGGCTCGAACCGCCACTCGCACGACGAGAGCAGGAAGCGGTACACGAGCAGCGCGGCCCCCACGATCGGGTTGTTCGACATCTCCTGAAAGACGGCGACCCTCTGACGGAGCGTCCGGAGTTCCTTCTGATACTCCTCGGATATCACTCCGCCCATGTTCCGTAGGCCGCGCGAGCCCAGCGCGATCGACTCCATTCCACCTTCGGCGGGCATCGGATCAGCCTTTGCGATTTCGGTTTCCATCAGTCCTTTCTCCATCCGTCACAGGGTTAGGGCCGTCGGCCCGTAGTCGTCTCGCTCGTCCTCGAAAATGTCGCTCATGTCGTCGTCCGCGGGCACCATCCTCGGAGCCGCGGCGGCGCTCGCCATTCCCGCGCCGTCGTCCTGAGACTGGCGTCGCTGCATCCGTCGGAGCGCCTGAGTCGTCGCGTCCACTTGGTCGTCGTACTCCGATTTCGGGAACGTCGAAAGCTCGAGGATGTAGTCCATCACCCATGGGAACAGGGCGGGGTGGGGAAGGTAGACGTCGCCGGCCTCGATGTCGTCCGTGACAGCGTGGGCGCGCGCTTCCTTCGACCCATCGGGCTCGACGGCGATCACGCGCTCGAGCTTGCGGACCTTCTTGAACACGTCGATGACGGCGGGTCCGTTGGCTTTGTCCTCGATCAGGATCGTCGAGCCGGGACGGCGCGCCCGGAACTCCGTCACCTTCCGGATGGTGTCCGTGAAGCCCATCAGGGCGCGGCTCTGGTCAAGCAGGAACTTCTGGCCCTTCGCGCGTGCCCACGCCTGCCCGACGACGTATGACGACCCCGACGCGTCCTTGAACGCCATGTCCCACGAGTCGATTTCCTCGTCGAAGCGCGCGGGGAGCTCGGCCTGGGCGTGTGCGTGCTGATGCCCGTCCGCCATAAGGGTGACCCACGGATCCGGAGCCATTGTTCCGGTCGGGAACCAGAAGCGCCAGTTCTGAGTCTTGAAGATCATGCCCCCGATGGGCGCCGGGCGCTGCTGGTGCTGAGACGCCCAGATGTAGGCTCCGCGCCGCTTCTCCGCCTCGACCTCGCTGGGGCCGAAGCGATCGGGCCACAGAAGTTCCCCGGGAGTCGTGCGGGGGTCTTTCCACCCGATCACGTTGACGCTGGAGGAACTGATGGAGATCGAAGGCGCGGATATCCCATGGTTGCCCCGGTTCATTGCCGACATGCGGCAATCATGGCGGAATGACGCAAAGTCATGCGGCTGGACAATTGAGGAGTACGCCCATCGCGACCCTCCGGAAGTCATTGCGTGGTTGAAGGTGCGGTCATGATCGCCACTCCCAAGCCCGGCACCGACCTCTGGCGCGTGCTGGCCCTCGTCGCCGCCAACGACGGGCAGTTGGATGCGGATGCGATTGCGGGCGCCCTGTGGCCCTACGTTGCGCCGGAACCCGCGCCGCCGCTCCAGTGGTCGCCCACGGGGGCAAGCGCGGCCCTGAGGGCGTGGCGGGCGTCCATCCAGGGGCGGCACCAGGCGAAGGCGGCGTGGGAGCGGGAGCACACGGGGCGGGCGGCGACGCTGCTCCAGAGGCTCACCTCCATCGGGCTGCTTGTGCCCGCGCGGGCGACGGTGCCGGAGTTGTCGCCGTGGTTTGTGGGGTTGGCGGAGGAGGCGGGCGATGAGGCGGCGCTTCTGGCTTGCCTGCGGGCGGGGGAGTCCGACGCGCTGGATGAGGAGGCCAAGCCCGACAGCAAGGAGGAGCGACAGGCGAAGCAGAAGGCGATTGCCGATATGCTGGCCTTGATCGCCAAGGTGCGTTTGTGTGGCAAGCGGGAGCGGAATGGGTGGGGTGAGGCGGCAGCGTACACGAGGATCATCGAAGCGGGCGTGATTGTGCCGCCGACGTACCGGCGGGTGACGGAGAAGGGGCGGGAACTGGTGGCAAGTAAGGGAGTACCAAATGAATGAGCAACGATGGCAACGCGGTCGGGAGTTCTGGGCCGCACAACACGACCTTTTCCGCCCAAAGGAGTGGGGCGTTGAACCCATTGAAACAGACCGGGAGGCTGGCGACTTTGTACGGTTGCACCACTA